AGAGGATATATTTACTCTGTAAAGGCAAACACCAATTTCAAGTGTCACAATTGTGGTGCTTCAATGTCGTTTAATAACTTTTTGAAGCAAGTTGATCCTGCTGTACATAAGCAGTACTCACTTGAAAAATTTAAAAATGGTCATACTGGAAGAAATTTTGTTTCTGATGAACCTGAATTTAATTTTGAGGCACCAAAGTTCAAACAGAAAATAGATCTTCCAAAAGCATCTGAAGACCCAACTTCTAATGGATATTTGACTGCAAGGAAACTTGATTGTAATAAGTTTTACTATGCAAAGAAGTTTAAAGAGTGGGTAAACACAATCAAACCAACGTTTGATGATACAAAATATGATGAAGCAAGGATTATTATTCCTTTGTTTTACAATCAAAACTTAATAGGTATTCAAGGAAGGAGTTTGGATTTTAACAATCCAAAGTCTGTTAAATATATCACTGTGATGTTTAATGATGACGCACCAAAAATCTATGGATTGGATAACATCAGAAAAGATGCTCCAGTCTATGTTACAGAAGGACCTTTCGACAGCACGTTCATTCGCAATGCGATTGCTATGTGTGGAGCTGATGCTGATGTTAAGCGTTGGGGGATTAGCGATCCTATTTGGATCTATGATAACGAACCGCGCAATAGAGAGATCCTATCAAGAATCGGTAAAACAATTGACTCTGGAGAAAAAGTCGTTATCTGGCCATCTGGCATAACCCAAAAGGACATTAATGACATGGTTGTATCTGGACTGGATGTTCAGTCTGTGATAGAATCAAATACATATTCTGGTTTAGAAGCAAAACTTAAATTTACCACCTGGAAGAAAATATGAGTAACGGCACCAAAGTTAAAAAGCGTGATGGTCGAATTGAACCTCTTGACCTAGACAAGATGCATCTGATGGTTGAAGAGGCAACCAAGGGTCTTGCAGGAGTCTCTGCAAGTCAAGTTGAAATGAAGTCTGGTATTCAGTTTTATGATGGAATTACCACTGCAGAGATTCAGGAAATTCTTATTCGCAGTGCTAGTGATCTAATCGATCTGGATCATCCTAACTACCAGTTTGTTGCTGCAAGACTCTTGTTGTTTTCATTGCGTAAGAATTTGTATGGAAAGATGAGAGAACTTCCTCATCTTGAAAGTCACATCATGAGTTGTACTAATATTGATGTATATGATAAAGATATCTTTCTAAAATATTCAAAAGAAGAAATTGAAAAGGTAAATAATTTTATTGATCATGATCGTGATTTCTTGTTTACTTATGCTGGTCTTCGTCAGGTAGTTGATAAGTATTTGGTTCAGGATCGTAGCAACGGTGGAGTATATGAAACTCCCCAGTTCATGTACATCATGATTGCTTTGACAATTTTCCAAGAGTATCCAAAGGAAACACGTCTCTCTTATGTCAAACGATACTACGACGCAATCTCAAAGCACAAAATCAACATTCCCACACCTATCATGGCGGGGGTTAGAACTCCACTTCGACAATTTGCAAGCTGTGTTCTTATTGATGCTGATGACACCCTCGATAGCATCTTTAGCAGTGATATGGCTATTGGCCGCTATGTTGCACAACGCGCGGGAATCGGCATCAACGCAGGTCGAATCCGTGGCATCAACAGTAAAATCCGAGGTGGAGAAGTTCAGCACACAGGTGTTATCCCATTCCTCAAAAAGTTTGAAGCAACTGTCCGATGCTGCACTCAGAATGGCATCCGAGGTGGATCAGCAACTGTCCACTTCCCAATCTGGCACCAAGAAATAGAAGATATTCTTGTTCTCAAGAACAACAAAGGAACAGAAGATAACCGTGTTCGCAAACTAGATTACTCTATTCAAATCAGCAAACTCTTCTATGAACGATTCATTCAAAATGGAGAAATCTCACTCTTCTCTCCGCACGACGTTCCTGGTTTGTATGATGTTTTTGGCACTCCTGGATTTGACGAGTTATATAATGTTTATGAACGAGATTCATCTATTCCAAGAAAGACTATTGGAGCTCAAGAACTCATTCTGGACCTCCTGAAGGAGAGAGCAGAGACTGGTCGAATCTACATTATGAATATCGACCACTGCAACTCACACTCTTCTTTCAAGGATAAAGTAAACATGTCTAATCTCTGCCAAGAGATTACTCTTCCCACTTATCCAATCAATCATATCGACGATGAGTTTGGTGAGATTGCTTTGTGCATTCTCTCTGCAATCAACGTTGGTAAAGTTAAGTCTGATGAAGAACTTGAGGATCTTTGTGATCTTTCTGTTCGTAGTTTGGATGAGTTGATCGACTACCAAAACTATCCAATTAAGGCAGCGGAGATCGCCACCAAGGCGCGTCGTTCACTTGGTATAGGTTTTATTGGGTTGGCACACTATTTGGCAAAACTTGGTTACAATTATGGTGATCAGAAAGCGTGGGATGCTGTTCATGGACTTGCTGAGTCCTTCCAGTATTATCTTCTGAAAGCATCCAATCAACTTGCAAAGGAGAAAGGTCATTGTGAATACTTTGGACGTACTAAGTATGCTGATGGTATTCTGCCGATTGATACATACAAGAAGGATGTAGATGAAATTACTTCGGTAGGATTGGAACATGATTGGGAAGCTCTTAGAGCATCTATCCTGGAGTCAGGACTCAGGCACAGCACGTTGTCCGCACAAATGCCTTCAGAGAGCAGTTCCGTTGTGTCAAACGCAACCAATGGAATCGAACCACCTAGAGGATACCTGTCCATTAAGAAATCGAAGAAGGGACCTCTTAAGCAGATTGTTCCGCAGTACCATTCCTTGAAGAATAATTACACCCTATTGTGGGAAATGCCTGACAATAAGGGGTACATACATGTAGTGTCTGTGATGCAAAAATTCTTCGATCAAGCGATATCTGGTAATTGGAGTTACAATCCAGAGAATTATCCTGATAATGAAGTACCAGTTTCAGTCATGGCAAATGACTTTTTAACTACATACAAATATGGATGGAAAACTTCTTACTACCAAAACACTTACGACATTAAGACTGATGAGGTAGAAGAGGACAAGTCCGAATTGAAAAATTTACTTGAAGAGTTAAGTTCAATAGAGGAGGGAGAGTGTGAATCCTGTGCAGTTTAAGATATCGTCTGTGGAAGAACCCACAACTAAAGTTGAAGGCATGACAGTTTTCAACACTGAACAAGTTAATACTAAGAAGCAACCAATGTTTTTTGGTAAACCTCTTGGAGTTCAGAGATATGATTCATACAAATATCCTGTTTTTGATAAATTAACAACCCAACAACTGGGATACTTCTGGAGACCTGAGGAGGTCTCCCTTCAGAAGGATCGTGGTGATTATCATACCTTGCGTCCTGAACAGAAGCATATCTATACTTCTAATCTGAAGTATCAGATCATGCTTGATTCTATTCAGGGTCGTGGACCTGGTATGGCATTTATTCCTTACTGCTCACTTCCTGAACTGGAAGCATGTATGGAAGTTTGGGGATTCATGGAAATGATCCATAGTCGTTCATACACCTACATTATTAAGAACGTCTATTCAGACCCCTCTGAGGTGTTTGATAAGATCGTTACTGATGAGCGCATTCTGGAACGTGCTGGAAGCGTTACAGAAGCATATGATGACTTTATCAACAGTGCTCAAATTTGGGGTACTGGTAACATGTGGAAAGAAGATTTTCGTCAGTCGCCGTCATCCCAATGGGAAATCAAAGATGTTAAACGAAAACTCTACCGAGCAATCACAAACGTTAATATTCTTGAAGGTATTCGCTTCTACGTTAGTTTTGCTTGTAGTTTCGCCTTTGGTGAACTTAAGCTTATGGAAGGATCCGCTAAGATCATCTCTCTCATCGCAAGAGACGAAAACCAACACTTAGCAATTACTCAGAATATTCTGAATAAGTGGAGAGCAGGTGATGATCCAGACATGAAGCAAATCATGAAGGAAGAAGAAGAATGGACATACAAGATGTTTGATCGTGCTGTAAACGAAGAAAAGAAATGGGCAGATTATCTGTTCAAAGATGGCAGCATGATTGGACTCAATGACAAACTTCTTCAGCAATATGTTGAATGGATTGCAAATAGAAGACTCAAAGCAATTGGGTTAAAACCCCAATACGATATTTCAGCAAACAACAACCCACTCCCCTGGACACAGCACTGGATCTCCTCTAAGGGTCTCCAGGTGGCACCACAGGAGACAGAGGTTGAATCATATGTGGTTGGTGGTATAAAACAGGATGTGAAGAAAGATACCTTCAGTGGTTTCAAACTTTGATAGATAGGGGAGAGCAATCTCCCCTTTTTTATGTCGAAAAATCAACTCAAGAAAGACGAATTTAGAATTCGTGTGTTAAAATTAAAAGCGCAATTACAAGATGATCCTACTTGGCATTCTAACCCCAAGGACCTTGCTCATAAATACCTGAACAAGGTTCTTGATATAATTGATGAGTACAGGTATTGATTATGAAAACCCCTGGATGTATAATGAAGTTGCTTTTACCAGTGATGATATTGGGGACAACTATGGTTTTGTTTATCTCATTACCAATCTCACC